GCAATAGTTTGGCCTCACCAGCCAAGCTATTGCATCCTGCACACTCCCCTTGTTAGGGAGGAGCAGCGCTGGCATCGGACTGCCAAACCCAGAGATAACTGGGAACCGGTCGGGTTGAATCCCTATTCGGTTGTAAAACTCCAATTCCACCATGGGCGTGGCGAACTACGTTGGCATGGGGCTCAATGCCGCTGCCATATTGATTGTTGCGAACGTGCTTTATGCCCGCATTGCCAGGGCGCCGCGCTTGCTTGACAGGCGGGTGCAGGATGCCGGGCGGCGGCTGGCGTCCGACTTCGACCCTGAGGAGGAGGATACGCCAGATCCCACCTACTGCCTTGAGCGCGATGTGCTTAAGGTGGAAGGTGTGGATGATGAAGAGTGTGGTGAGGTCTTCCTCGACACCTTTTCCGTGCAGCCAGGATGCAGGCACAAGTTTGCCCGCAAAATGGCCCGTATGGCTCAGGCCGAGTTCGGGTTGCCGAAGCGTACCGAGGCGAATCGCCTCGTTGTGCAGCGGTTCATCCGAGACCTCATGCGGAAGTTGAGTGTACGCGAGACGCACATCGCCACTCTGCTTCCCATCGCGGTTGGCCTCACGTTCATTCCTAACGAGGGGCATGTCGCTGACCGTGAGTACACTGAGGGGGTCGGGTACAGGGACAAAGTTGCATTGGTGGAGGGTCCAATTGATGGTAGGACACCCTCCGAGAGATCGTGGTGGCGGTTTTGGGATCGTCCCTCACCGCGCATCACCTTCTCGAAATAGGGATGCCTATGCAAGGGTTATGGGTTCACCACTCCCACCGATCGTCCGGTGGAGGGTGAGCGTATTGAGGTCATACCCAAGCAAGGAATCTCCGCTAAGACGCGAATATTCGCGAGAAATCTGGGGTTGTCTTTTTCCTCCCTGTGGGGGGTCCACAACAACAGTCTTGGCAATGTGCTGCGCGGTGTCAGGGAGAGGGTATTTTACGTCGATGTCGATGGCGTATTGAGGCCACCTCCTAGACCCGCGGCAGGCGTCTTTGCATCCAGGATGAGAGCTTTTGCTCTCCTGCTTCTGAGTGACATGCCCTTTGTCAACCCGTGGGACTACGACCAGTTTGTAGGCTCCTACGTTGGCTCGCAAAGGCTTCGCTATGAGGAGGCGGTTGCCAGTTTGCACCACCGGCCCCTGTCCATCAGGGATGCCTGGGTGAAGGCGTTTGTGAAGGCCGAGAAGTTGCTTCTAAGCATCAAATCGGATCCAGCCCCTCGGATCATTTCCCCTCGTGATCCGAGGTTCAACGTTGAGGTGGGTTTGTGGATTCGCCCCGCTGAGCCTGTGATTTGTCGTGCAATCGCCAAGCTCTTTGGGGGTGCAACCGTGATGAAAGGGTACAATGCTGTCGTCACAGCTGGCCACATGTTTGATATGTGGACCAGCTTTCGTGACCCCGTGGCTATCGGCTTGGATGCTAGCAGGTTCGACCAGCATGTGTCCATTGACGCGCTACGTTGGGAACACAGTGTGTACCTGAGGATGTACGGCCTCGGGCCGTCGTCCTATTTGGCTTGGTTACTCTCTCTTCAGCTGTACAACAAGGTGTCTGCCAAGACGCCTGATGGTACAGTGAAGTACGAGGTCGAGGGCACGAGGATGAGTGGGGACATGAACACGTCTTTGGGCAATTGCCTAATCATGTGTGGCATGGTCCACTCATACCTCAAGCACGTTGGTGTTAAGGCCAGGTTGGCGAACAATGGTGACGACTGTGTTGTCTTCATGGAACGCCGGGATGCTGAGCGATTCACCAATGGGCTGAGCAAGTGGTTCCTTGAAATGGGCTTCACCATGAAGGTCGAGGCCCCAGTCGATGTCTTTGAACACGTCGAGTTTTGCCAGACAAAGCCCGTGTGTGTGGACGGCCAGTACATAATGTGCCGGTCTCCCACTAAAGGACTCGCCAAGGATTCCGTTTGCTTGGCCCCAGATGCTGGGCCCAACATGTTGAAGACCTTCGGAGTATGGGCACGGGGTGTGGGGACGGCAGGCTGCGCGCTGGCATCTGGTATGCCAATCATGCAGGCTGCGTATCTCCGCATGACTCAGATGGGGGGCACAGCCCCCAAAACCGGGAAGACGATCCAGGGCATTGGCAAGCACTGCGGCCTTATTGTTGGGGCACGCGGGCTGGAGGCCAGGATTAGGGAGCCCTCGGCTGGAACCCGGTTTTCCTTCTGGCTCGCTTGGGGTATAACCCCAGATGAGCAGACGGCTCTTGAGGACGCCATACGGGAGTGGACACCGCCGACTATAATCACGGATGAAGTAAGTTACCAGCTTACCGAATCGTTACCCATCCCAAGTTGACCATCCGGGGAAGTGCCGGTCCAACACAAAAACACAGAACTGTTTACATGGCTAAGGGTAAGAAGCCCGCTGCCAGGGCTAAGCGCAAGGTCAAGGTCGCGCCAGTTGTGCGTATGCAGCGACAGCTGCTTGATAAACGTGCTGCTGACTATGCTGCCTTGCTTGCCGATCCCTGCAACGGGCCCCTTATTACCGGGCCTTTTGGCGATGGTGGCGCTGGCCTGGTTTCTCGCTTTGAGATTGACTTTCTTGTCAATACTAATGCGACGGACACGTGCGCGTACTACGCATACGTGCCCAGCTGCAACATCGCGTACATCAGTGCCGCTGCCATCACGTCGGATGGAGCCACAATCTCGCAAGTCGCCAACGGCACCAACTGTGCGCCAGGTTATACATTCCTGAACGCCAACGCCTCTTCCTACCGGTGCCTTTCTGCATGCGTGCAGCTGTACTGGCCAGGCACCGAGTTGACCAGGTCCGGTGTCATTTCGCTCGGGCAATATTCTGCCTTTGCGACTCAGGCAACGCCCACCACGGTCAGCTCCACCAGGTCCGGTGCGCAGTACGTCGAGCGGACGCCGGAGGTCATGTCAGAGATCACGTGGCGTCCAAATAACTTTGACCTTGAGTGGCAAGCTCCCGGGCAATTATCGTCCCTTCCGCTGCTAGAGAAGAGCACTGCTATGATTGCCACAGCCGCGGGCATCCCGGTCTCCACTGGGATGCGTGTCCGTGTGGTGGCCGTCTATGAGTGGCTCCCCCTCAACGTCAGCGGCTTCTCCCAGACCACCAACCGTGGGAACAATTCTGCCAACACGTACACTGACGTGCTGCGTTATTTGGACTCCACCGGTGACTGGATGTACCGTGGTGCTTTGGCTGTCGCTCGTGGCGCTTCGTCGGTCTATAGGGCTGCGTCTGCCATTGGCAAGGTGGCCTACGGTGTCGCCAAGTACGCCCCTATGATTGTGGGCTAACCCTCAATAACTGTACATTATAATCAAAAACGTTGGACTACACTTGGTGCCGCAGTCGTAATCCTGGCAGATACTACGTGCTAGAGTCACTTGAAGGAGGACGGGAGGGCTGGTAACCCTTGTTCGCTCAAAGAATCATTCACCGTTCTTTGGGACCTGCTACGTCCGCTTGATGCACTACGTAAAACCAGTTACAATCGTCTGCGTGAGTTTACAGTCTCTACTCCTCGATAGGGAGTAGGGGGGCTGCTGTATTCTCCGTCCTCAATCAAAC